GTTTCCTTCGGATGTCGTATACTCGCCTGAGCATCTATGCCCAAACATTTTATACCGTAATCCACATTGTGTTCTGGCTTTGTTTTTGAATTGTTGTGCTAATAAAAATGATAAGAATTTTGAAGGAAAAATGGCTTTCCAGTAGGAATGTTCGATGTCCAACAACTCGGGAGCATAGTGGCCATCGAATTTACTATGGTCCATGCAGACAGCAACAGGATCAATAAATTCATCCCATGACTCCTTTAATACTCTAGCACAGCCTTTTTGGTTGTGATATTTTGTTAAAATATTTTGTATGCTCTGGCCGTTCCATGACAATCCAGGATTTTCCTTGATTGTTAGAGAATGGTCTAAAACATAACTTTTTAGGGAATAAAGGTATTCATAAGATCTAAATTGTATTAACCTAGCTGGCTTTATGGTTTTTTCTATAGCCGCTTTTTCATATTTAATAAACGAAGTCAACCTACTATGCCGACTATCTAACACTACTCTATTACTAACTATATTTAGATACGCGTTGATGTACCGTTGGCGTATTCCGGGTCTAGTATTTTGCACGATAGTATTATGTGGGCATCTACCATGGACGAACGGTTGTATTACTTTAGCACAATCAGCTACTTCGTTTCTCAACTGCGTTAACAATTGGTTTTTATTATCGAAGCCTTTGATAGCACCCAAAGCATGTCGTCCTGTGATAGCGCGAAATTCATTACAAGCACATTTGTTGAAATAAAATTGTTCGCTGAGCCCGTTCATGGTAAACAAATTCGTGTATTTTGTCGTACCATGTGTTCCCACGCCTGCCGTTTTCACGCTTAAGTGACCAGATGAAAAGTCTCTTGGTGTTGTGCCACCACAAAAAGCGTCATTCAGACGTGGGGAGTATCAAAATTGTAGATTAACCGAGGGCAGTCCTACACTAGGCAAAATCTTGCTAGCAAGATTCTCAGTATAATCATACTGGCCTAATACGGACACTTTCCCTAGGTTTCCATCGTTCACCAAGTTATTCAGGCGGACGGTATTTTGATAATTATCGGGTCGCTTGAGCAATGCTCTAAACTCAAGTTCCTCGCGTTGTATCATGTAAGCTGCCATGATAGACGATGTCATAATAGTGTAATCGATGTCAGTATCACACTTTCGATTGTCTTTCATCATCCAAACTCTCGCGTCATTGACCATGCTATTGATCAAAGGCAAGTTCCTAGCACGCATAAAATACTTACATTTAAGAAATTGGGTCAAGGCCTTTTGGGATCTAATGACCTTAGAGGACGAAACTCGTTTCTTACACTCAGCACGATCAGGAATGGTCATGATCGCATCGAGCATATTAGTAGTAGTAGCATCTAGGACTTCGGAAATAATTGACTGATCCTTGTCCTCAACTATCGACTCGACTATTGGCGTTAACAATCGAGGAGTAGTAGGCTTTATTTCATGTATCGGCTCCTCAATTTCCTCAACGCAAAGGTCATCAGAAACATCTGCTTCATCGACCAATACGCTAAAGACATTTGTAGCTTCAACACGTGGGGGATCAATATTATGCATGTCCATGGTTGTTGTATGATTAGTTGTTGTAGTGATAATCTCTTGAGCGTCTTCTTTGACTACTGTTGGCTCCAAATAGAATTTTTTAAATGCCTTACTTTTTCGATTCATAAAACCTAAAATGTTGTGCACGCGTTGCGTTGGAGTTGGCTTAAGTATTGGTACATGGTGCTCGCCGAAAACAGCAGTAGAATTTGAAATTATCCTAGGTTCCGCAACCACAGTCTCGGACTGGCTGGGTTGGACTCGATTGATTGAACATGACGGGTCGAGTGTGCCCGCAATGTGACATAGCTGAGAGTGATTTGCACTCTGGGCTTTAGGACTGTCAGCTCCTAATTGCCTGAAGGGTTTATGTGTGAGTTGTGCCATGTCATGTGTGTGTTTAATGTGGGATTGCCACAGGCTAGTTTTAAACCTTAGCGGTTATCAAGCAGGATTGATGGCCCCCAAAGAAACGCTTGGGCAGCGGGATAAGCGTCTGGCCTTGGCTCGAAATAAGCATTCTACCAACATCGTGTAAACGAATCTTTCCGTATATGACAGTTACGGGACGGACTTATCAGCATTATCCCATAGCGAACTAGAATGATGCTGAACCGTTAATAATTTCTAGTATAGCAATTACGC